TGGATTCCCTGCCAAATACCTGAAACGATGTTTCCGCCAATGCCGACAAGCGTTCCGGCCAGACGATTGACACCATCTACCAGCGCATTGACCAAATCCACGGCCGAACGTTCCAAAACCGGCAGCATCGTTCCAATTCCATCAATCAATGTCAAAACCAGTTCGTCTGCCGCTTCACCAATCATCGGCAGCGCAACAATCAATGCATTAACAATAGCAATGATCAACTGAGCAGCCGTATTCACCAGCATCGGCAGCTGCGACACAATACCTTTTATCAGCGCCAGCAGGATATTGACTCCGCTGGTTGCCAGGAGCGGAATATTTTGAACGATAAAATTAACCAGTGCAAGGAGCATGTTCAGCGCAGCCGGTACCAACGCTGGCAATTGCGAAACGATTGCATTGATCAACCCCTGGATGATGCCCAATCCGGCCTGCAACATTTGCGGGCCTTGCTTGGCTGCATCACCGATGATCTCGCCAATCAAGCCGCCGATACCCGCGGCCGCTGCCCCAAAATTACCTCCCGAATCCTGTACAATGCTGGCCAGCTGTGACAGATAGCCCTGCAACGTTCCGGCAAGGCCGCTAAACCCCGGCAGGAAGGATGCCGCCAACGTGCGTACTGTCCCTTGCAACCCAAGTATCAAACTGGAAAGCTGATCACCAAAGGCCTCGAAGGCGCGCACATTGTCCTCTCCCATCACAGCACCTACTGCATGGGCTTCTGCGGTCAAAGCGGCAATTTCGTCCGCGCCGGCTTTGATCAGCGGATTGAGTTCCATTGCGGATTTACCGAACAGCTGCATGGCAATGACATCCCGTTCGGTTTCGTTGGAGATTTTGCCGAGCGCAGTAATTGCTTCGAAAAATACCGTTTGCGAATCACGTAATGCGCCGTTGGCATCCACGATTGGAACGCCCAATGCTTCAAAAGCCTTCGAAGCCTCGTTTGTGCCTTCCCGGGCAGTACCCATCGAACGGGTCATTTTTGTGAGCGCGCCGGTGATGGTATTCAGATCGGTACCGACCATCGTACCAACGAAACTCAATTCCTGCAATTGCGTTGTACTGATGCCGGTTACCTTTGACATATCCAGCAAATCACCGGCAAAATTGGCGGTATCTACCATTAATTTTGTGATTCCTGCTCCAACCCCCGCCACCGCAGCACCCAGTGCCGCGATTGAGGCAACTCCCAGTTTGGCAAAATTACCCAAACCGCTCAATACATTTCCAAATTTGCGGGTCTTTTCGGTGGTTTCTTCTTCTTTGCGCCCCAACTCCTCGACCTTTTTGCCCGCCTCTTTCGATTCCTTGCCCATCTCATCAAGCGCAGTTTGAGATTGTTTCAACTCAAACTGCATCTTGTTGAGCGTCTCCGTTTCGAGGTTGAGTTTAATTTGTAAGTCCTGTGCGGCCCGCGAGTTTGCGCCCTTTTCGGCTGCAACGCGTTGATATTCGCGCTCCAACGCCGTAACTTTTTGATTCTGGAGATCAATTTGCCCGGTCAGCGCCTTAATTCTCATTTGCAGGCCGTCGGCACTTTTCGACCAATCCCCTAATGCAGCTGCGGATGCGCGAAAACCGGTTTCGATGACCCGAATATCCCGACTCAAGGCGGCCACTGCCGCCTTGAAATCGGTTGTATCCAGACTGATCCTTCCACTGAGTGGATTGTCGCTCATGCGCGCCTCCTACCAGCCGTCTACCTGGTCGCAATACGCCTTGCGCGAAACCGCCTTGTTGTCACTAAAATGTACGACAAGCGGTAACAGACTTTCGATGTCGGTGTTGTCAATATCCCACAAACTCCATCCGAATGCCTTGATCAGCGATATTTCAAGCTCTATCAACCAATCTTCCTCCACATCCTCCGGGGCTTTTACTGCCCCGGAGGGATAGGGTTTGAGGGCAATAATCCGCGCGCTTTGTTGATGATCATCTGCAATATCGCCACCATCTCGGTTACATCTGCACCGTTGTTCAGGTCTTCGACGGAAAACTTGTTCCCGAATGTCTCGACCACCAGTGCTGACAGTGCGTCAATGTCCTCTTCGTCCATGTTATTGACATCAAAGTTTTTGGCCATCCGCACGGCAGCTTTCAGGATGCGCCAGGGCACAAATGCCCTCGAGTATGTGGCGATGATTTCATCATTTTCATCGTAAAGCGTAATGGTCAGCGGAGTTCCTGGCATATATTACTCCTATGCTGTGGTGAAGCGAATTGATCCATTCAGCGTCTGTCCGTAGACATCTGTAACTGCATAAGTCAGGATGTACACGGTGGACGCTGTCAGGTTGCTGGTCGGATCCACAGTGATGATCTTTTTGGTCGAATCAAGCGTATTGACCGTTGTAACGACCGATCCATCCGTAGATTTGACCAGAACGATACCGCTGGTTGCCCAGTCCTTAAGAGCGTTGTTGAATGTCAGTACCTGGTTTGCACTGACCGAAACACCGGTAGCGTTATTGGTGGGTACGCTGTTTGAGAGTGCCAGCGCTGCGATCGAGCCGATTTGGGGTACCTGCACTGCATTAAACCAGTTGGCGCCGTTGAAATTGGTCGTGTCGTCATCGCCGATCACCCGCTTGACGCTGTCGGTAACTCCACCGCCAAGGTTGAATTTGTAAACCGTCTTGATTGCGGTAAAGGTCAGCTGAAGCGTCTTCGGTTCGGGCTTTTCGCCTTTGGTTGCCGTCTCCTCTTTGGGCATGTCGAATTTGCCCTTGAGGTACTGGTAATAGCGGTACTTGCCGTTCGATTTGAGTGATCGGAAACTGAGTGCAAAATACGGCGCGACACCGGCATTATCGAACATGCGCCCCGTGGTTGGATCAAATACCCGCCCGGTGATTTTGGCAAGCATTTCAATGCTCATTCCTGTAACTGTCAGGTTGATCTTGGTATCGCCCTCGCTGGTCATCACATCGTAGGGTTGATCATCAGCATATTGAATCTCAAACGAATTGGTCGGTTCCTGACTGGCCTCCGCCGCCGGAGCAAGGTATTCCGGCGTGTTGGCTGAATACGCGAGGGCATCATCTTGGGTGACTTCGGCGACATACAAATTACTTAAACCAATTTTGGATTTGTATTCTCCAGGATTTGCCATTGTTTACTCCCTTTCTAGATAGTTGAATTCCATCGCCAGGCCGAAGTGTTTGGTTTGTGGGTTGTAGGGTAATTCACGCACCGGCCCGGCCGTAAATCCGGCCTGCTTCATCGCTCCAGCGATGTCCGGCAGGTTGATCAATCCATTGCGGCTGTAAATACTTACCTGCACCAGGTAGGATCGTATCTGTTCCTGATCATCGGCATGCTGCGCCGGTGTAGAGGAAACCAGAAAATACACCAGATAGGTGTCCGGGCGGTCCGCTTCCGTGTTGACAATCATTGCGCCCGCCGCCATCGGCAGATTCAACGGTGCAAGTGCCGTGTAAATCCGTTCCCAGATCGTCATAGCATTCCGCTTTCCTCAAGACTTTCTTTCATCGCGTTCTGCGCTTTTTTTCGATCCTCCTGAATGGTCGGTCGGATGAATGGATGGGCCGGCATGGATGACGTTCCGTATTCCTGAGCGTTGCCATATCTAGCCGTATCCGCATCCGTCCAACCGCGCTTGTGGATCAGCCCAACCTCGCAGAAAATGAAGTTTCCATCCTGCTCAGGCCCATAAATGCGGATGTTGTTTTTCAGGTTTCCAGTCCGCTCAGGAGCTCGCATCTGCATGCCTTCCTGCAGCACCTCCGCGCCAGCCAAAACAGCCTTTGCAACGGCTTCATCCACATCCTTACCGGCCGCGGCAATCTTTTCGAGATACTCCTCAAGTCCTTTCAGGGTAAGTTTTGCGCTGGTTGCCATTTATCCATCCTTCAAATGCCTGACCTTGAGTTCGATGTACTCATTGCGTTCCATGATGTTATCTATCGAAACAATCTCGAAAATCTGACCGTCCTTGACGACCACACACGATTCATCCAGACCGGACATAAAACGGATCAATACAGTAGCCGGCGCGATTGCACCGGCCATGTCTGCCGTCCAGACCTCACTGCCGTGAGCGTTTTGCCACCTGGCATAAAGGCTGGCAATTGTTGTATACACCTCTTTCTTAAAGCCACCTGCATCGGTTGTCACCGTACGGCGCTTCAAGGTAATTGGTGTGCGCAGTTCGCCGGGGTTAATGGGTTTGTCATTAATCTTCATAACTCCCCCGGTCGAACGATTTTGGCCCGAAACCAGTTGCCGGTTAGATTATCGGCCGAGATTTGCTTGATATGTCCGTCCAAGCTGATCACACCCTCAAATTTGCTGGATTGATCACCGCTCAGTCCGATAACTCCAGTCAAATTGGAAACGATATCCCCTTTGTGCACACCAGCCACCGGAATGTAACCAACCCCAGGAAGTCCTTCGAAGGTATGATAGTGCAGCGCCAGTGCTTCCAGCTGGGTCAGAACTGCCGTCAGGCCATGATTCAGGGTCGCAATTCCAGAGGCAACCATGCCCGGATTTTCAAACCACAACACCAACAGCATCCGCGCTGCGTTCTTCGCCTCTGGAGCGATGACTGCATCAGCTGTCCAATCCCGCCCGGTTGCCTGCCTGATGTAGGCGTCCACCTGCGGCAACAGATACAACATCTCCGGATTGTCTGGAGAGCAACGCAGTACACTGGCTGCCTCAGCGGTCGTCAGAATGTTTGCCACAGGTGGACCTCCATTAGCCAAGCAGCAAGGCAATCGCCTCGGACTTGACGGCTTTCACGCCCCAGGCCAAACCGACTTCGTAGGCAACCCGCCGGCGTTGACGGTACATGGCAATCTGAAACGAAATGCCGGTCTGATCATCCGTAATCACGGTTACATCATCAGCAGCATCACCGCCCTCCGGCATCGCCGGGGTGCGCATGAGCAAATGGATGGCCGAACGGCTGAACGCCATATTCGGGGCATAATTGTTGCCCACCGTAATAGCGTTGTTGTCAGGAATGGCAACAAGCAAACCGGGTTTACCGATGGTGAAGCTTCCACCGGACAAGGCAGAGGTGACCACATACTTGTTGGTCGTATCGGCTGCAAAGGTCACGATATCACCGGGCAGAATCGTTCCATTTCCTGTATCCACCGGGATGACGGTTGTACCGACTGCCAAACCCGATGCACTGTTGACAAGATAACCCGATCCTGTGCCTTTGGTATGATTCTTGACCTGGGCGCTCTCGCGCACAGCAAAGCCAAATAGATCGAGCAGTACACCACGCCGTAACAATTCAGTACTGCCGGCTTCATTGGCTTTGGTCAGCTGCCCCAACGTGCGCAGTTTCGCCCCGGCCGCGGTGTTGATCACCAGCTGCAAATCGCTGGTCGGCGCACCGTTGTCAAGCAGGATTTTGAGGACATTGGCAGGATCGCTCAGATCACTGCTAAACGGCGTCTGGCCAGCAGTTCCATATGCCCGGCTGGCCGATTTGTACGCAACGGCCAGGTCTGCCTCAACCTCATTGACCAAAGTACGCATTGCCTGGGCGAACTGGTCGCGCAGAATCACCCCATACAAACCACCAAGCGCTTTCTGCTCCTCAGCCTCCCAGAAAAAGGTTGCTGAACGAACCTTATTGATGGTCATGACATCCGAATCGAATGTTATCGCAGCCGGATCTGGACCGGTAGCGGCCGGCACGATATCGGTTGCGGAAATTGCCGGTACAACCGGATAGCGGACGGTCTGGTCCTTTGCAACCTGTTCACCGTTAGCATCCAGGGTGACGGCCGGAATGAAACCGGTCAATTCGCGCAGGACAATATCCGCCGCATCATAAATAGTTGAAATAAGATTGGTGAGTGTATTACCCATTTTGAGCCTCCGTTATTAGTCTTCGATTTTCCCGCCGGAGCGGATGAACCGCGCTCGATCGACAAGCGACATGCGTTCGTACTCCTGACGTTTGATCACGGTTGGTTGATTGTCCACAACTGGATCGGTGGATGACACAGGGATG